TGCAGATCTGGTATGTCTGTAGGTTTTCTAATCAGAGAAGCAATACATGAATTTCTTAAAAAAACTAAAGAAAAATAATTTTATTGTGCTAAATCTTCAAATTGTTTTCTTACTTTTTCAGCTATATAATCATGGTCTAAATCAGATTCTTCCATAAGTGAACCACCTAACTCTTTAATTCTTTTCAAAGATCTTTCAACTTCCTGTTCATAAAGATTCTCAAGAATCTCATCATTCTGTAAATTACTCATAATCTTCATAATCCTCATCTATTTCTGGCTCTTCTATCTCAGGATATATACCAGCATTTTTTAGATCATTTATTGCATTTTCTTCATGCATATGATCTATGCCTGGTTGATGATCTCTTAAAAATGAATCCATTAATCATTCTCCATAGGAAATTTTTTGTTTTCTATATCCCAAGCAAGTTGATTTATATATTGATATATATCTTTTCCTGGATAGTCTTCAAAAGGTTCCCAAGCATTTTCTTCTAAATATTCAAATTTTTCATTATCATCTAATTTCCAAAAAGTTTCATCAACTTCATCTCCTAGATAATGACCAGATGCCCAACCGAAACATCTTTGTTGATAAGTTAAATTTTTCATAGTTTTCGTTAGCGAATTTTCGTAATTGTTTATTTTTTAATAAAGTATTTAAGTCTATCTTCATATTTTTCTATCTTCTCTAAAGTTTCTTCATCTTCCTTATTTTCATATTCATCACAATACTTATCATATTGTTCCATATTTCTATTAAACATTCTCTCCATCAAATCAATTTTAATTTGATATTCACTGATAAATTCTGCTTTTCTATCCTCTTCCCAGGAGACTATATCAGGTTCATTGATGACTTCATCATACCAACCATAATAAGTTGATTTATGTACACCATCGAACTCTCTCATGCATCTTTTAACTACTTGATTCCTATTGAGTTTTCTAACTCTAATAAGTTCTTTCATTCTTTCCTTGCATGATTCTTTATTAGGATTCTCTTTAACCATTATCTACCTCTTTAGCTTTTTTATTTTTATTAAATAACCTGTCATATTTTTTTGATAAAACATTATCATCAGATATTCGTAGAAAAAGTTTATATGATTCACCCATATCACCTCTTTTTTCTAACTTCTTACGATATTCGTAAATTTCAAGTGATAACTTTTCCTGTTCCTTTCTTAAAACTTTCATTCCAAATTTAATTTCAGAATATAAAGTGCTTTCAGGATTCATATCAGTTCTCTCTCCTGTACATGCAGACATGATTTCTATCTGATCTTCATCAAAGGTATGATCCTTAAAAAAACTATATTGATTCATTAATGTTCTCATAGGAGCATGTAATAAACCTATCTGCCATAAATTGTTTTCTATAAAATCTTGATTTTTTCTAATAACGTCAACATAGTCGTGATGCTCTTTTAAAAGTCTCTCACGTTCTTTTTTCATCCATTTTTCTTTTTTAGATTCATTTGCGGTTTTTGTTTCATTCATGATTATTTAATATTAGAATGTAATATATATGATAGCATATCATAGTTTACTAGTTCATTCATGTCAAGGATCAAGCATTATTTACACATTCATTCAGACTTACCTCATTCAGACATTCAAGATTTAATTCATTCATCGCATTCAAAGCATTCAATTAATAAAAATAATTTTGATTTTTTATTTAATTTCTTATTTTTTTATTATTTAAAAATTAAATAATTAAGCAGTCAATAAAACATTATTCTTGGTATTACCATGAGCATTTATTACAACATTGCCTGTATTGCCATCGCATAATGAGCAAATATTACATGATGTTTTTTGTCCTGATTCTACGCTAGCAGGGCAGTGTATAAAGCCCTTAGGATCATTCACACTTTCATGTTTAACTAAGAAACAATTAAAGCCAAGTGAACTTGCTTGTAAATATTCTTGAAAGCTGTCAACACTAGCTTGAAATAAACCCTTATAAGGTAACGCAAAAGTATTGCGCCACATATGAGTATAACCAGTATGATTTTTAGCTACCTTTATAATATTCTTTACAATATCAATCGGAATCAATACAGGATCTCCCGCACTTCCAAAACGTATACTTTTATTTTTGAATATCTCATAATTACCATCGAAACATTCATATCTATTATTTTTGTATGCCTTCCAAACATTTAAAGGAGCATGAAACCACTTTACATAACATGAGTTTTGATTCCATCCACTATGTGGACAGTTACCACATACTGTCTCGCCATATTCTTTATTTTTAAATGCTTCGTTAGGTTTTATATCTTGATTTAATATCCAAGTTTGATACATATTGCCAGTTTTTTTGTTACTAGTTTGAGCATTAAAACCCGTAACAATAACCGCATATTTTTTTTTATTTATTGGACTTAAACCCTCATATAAAACTCTGCCATTAGAGTTTTTATCATTCATAATTAAATTGTTTTAGGAAGGAAGAAAACATAAAATGTTTTCATTAAGGGAACTTTTCAAAGATCCCTTAAGGAAACATTCAAAAGAATAATGAATTATTATCTTCTAA